AGATTCGTTTGTGATCTCGGTATGAAATAGAAACTCTCCATCAGTAAAGAAATAAAAGTTATCAACCCACACACCGTCAATGGGGTCGCCTACGTCGGGGTCAGTTATTTCCCTAAACCCTAGCGAGTCATCATAGAGATAGTATCTCTTGTTAGCGATTATGGCTTGAGTGTTAAATGAGTAGGGAAGGATTGCGGTATCTAAGCCCGGTATGGTCCCGAGTACTGTCTTTGTACCGTCAGCATCAACCTGAATAAAAGAGTTGCCTGATACCCTATAATGGCGCTTAAACCTAGCGTTATAAACACCACCTCTATCAACACCCTCACCGGTAGAGTATTGAGTAAGACCGGGCTGCTGTAACATGTAACCGGGGGCATCGAGGATAGGTCGAACAACGCCGGCCATATTAATAGGAAGGTTATCGCGATAGTCTGTTTCCAGACCTATATCGTCACCTTTTAAAAGATTTAGAGGCATTGTAGGCATAGCTCAAGTATACCTTATTTTTAATTGGAGTAGTAAGGGCCTGATTTAAACCCAGCTCGTACCATCATAGGTTTGTTGTGTGCCTAATGTTGTATCGAAAATATTAGCCCCCGGCATGACACCGGTTAATGCGTTCTTTTGCGTAGTGGTTCCACAGCAGCAGATGTGGTCTGAGTATCCCATTGCTCTGCGGATGGATATGTAAGCGTCGACGGAGGCTATCTTTGTGGCTTCCTCCACTACTGCAGAATCACCGTCCTTAAACTCTACTAACGTCATACCACCTACCGTAGTCTCGGTGAAACTATAGCCGGGGTTTCTCGCTATCAAGTCATTGCTGATCATTACTTTATGCATAATCTAAATTACCGTTATTGTGGCGTATGAAATAATGATTGTGCTAGTTCCTGAGTTGCGTGTTACTTCAGGCTTAACCTTATCGCCTTTAACCAGACTTAATGGAATATGCTTGCTCACACTGCTAGCCGTACCGCCGACCTCTACCAATGCCTCTACAGGGTCCGCTAAATCAACAAACCCGGCGCCAGTATCCACTTGAAACCTGAATCTAAACTCAACAGCTCCACCCGAACTAACGCCCGTGAAATCGAAGTTTATGAATCCAGAAAATGGCGCGTTGCCCATATATTCAATCGTGCCGTTTCCGGTGTCGATTAGCTGAAAGCGCTCTGTATTAGAGCCTTCAATAAGCGTACCGAAATCAATATCGTTAAACGTGTTACTTGTCGCTATCGTAGTAACGGCGGAATTGTTATTGACAAAGGCGCTTGCAATAGACTCGCTATCAGCATGGCCGGGGTTATCATGCGCCAATACTCTAGGGTCTGTCTGATCTATCCCTGCAGTATTCCATGTACCAGTAGCCGAGCCAGCAAATACCCTATTGCCTCTGAAAGCGTCTGTAGATGCCTCAGTTACAAGCATCCCGCCATTGTAGGTGCCGCCTCCATCAGTCTTTATTGTCAGCGTGTCCCCTTCAACAAGACTGGTGCCTATATCGACAAATCTTACAATATCAGATCTAAATTGACCTACCTCATCCGATCCAAAATCTACGCCTCTCAACTCATAATAGCTTGTCAGGTCTGTTTCTATAATAAACCCGGATACATTGTAATCTGTGTTAGTGACAAACGTACTTTGAGTGACCTCCTGATCAACTCGCACAGAAGGTGGGCCGCCACTGAACTGAAATCTAGCTCTGCCGGGGACAAGGGGTGAATCTATAACCCCTGTAATAGCTTGTACTACGGACATATCTGTGGTGTTAGTGAATGTTCCTGTAGTACCGCCTGTAGTATCAAACAAGGTCGCGCCGGTTATCGCCGCTGCTGTAACGAGAACCCGAGAAGCATTATTAATGCCGGGATCTATGCGGAACAGGGGAAAATCTAGCTCACCAACAACCGCATCAATCTGGTGCGTGTTTATCTCGGGTCCGGTTATCTTGTAAAAGGTACTGGTAGGCGGTGTGGCGAATTTAACATCCTGTAGCACCGTTGAGGTGTTGATGATGTCTACCCCGGCCCCAATGTTTACATAGGTTAAGAACCGATTAACAAAAAAGCCCGCCTCGTTCACAGTACCTAAACTATCCCAGCCGATAAGAGTGTTAGTTATTATCGCAACAAAATTACCTGAAGTAATGTTAAACAGATCGCCCGTACCCGTTGATATCAAGGGGCAGAAGGTGGCTCTAAATGTGCCATCGCAACTAATGAACGGGTCTGATCCGCTATATGTAATGTTAGGGTTTGGGCCTACCACTCCAGAAAAAAACAGTGTCGCTTGATTACTAACTTCAAAATTAGTTGACCCTATATCTACTTGAGCGTTCATAACAAGGGTAGTGTTCTCTTCTATCTCAATAGTAGGGCCTAGCTCGGTGACATCGACACTGTTGTATACAGGAATTACGGTAGGAGGGTAAAGAGCCACCTCGTGATCAGTAACAGCATAGCCAGTGAACTTGTTCTTATCGGCAAACGTACCGTATGTAATCGTGCCAGTGGCTGGAGTAGTCGGTTCATTAGCCACTTCATACGTGAATTCTGATAGACCTGTAACCGTAGCTCTCGTGGTTAGCACGTTATAGTCTGATTGATCCGCGCCCGATAGATTATCCAGATAGAATACTTGTGACTCACCGTGTGGAACGGTCGTGGTTACTGTTGCCGTTGTACCTACGCGAGTTATCGAAGTAATGCCGAATGTAAACCTTTCACCCTTCTGTACGAATGAGCCGGGGCCTACTGGTACAGTTCTAGAAAAGTATGTCTGACCTATGACTAATTTTTGAGGGGTATTCAGGACAATACTGAAATCACCGAGCACCGTGTCATAGGTTTGAACAAAGAAAGGATCACCGCCCGAATCATCGGTGCCTACCCATACTTCGTTAAGTACCTGTTGGCTAGCGGGCTGAGTCGATAAATCAGCTGTGCTCTCTGTGATGTAGAATGAATTAGCTTCTGGGAATAATGGCTGGAACAGTGCCGGCTCAATTAGCAGCTCTAACGGGCTAGCCGCTGTATAAGCATTACTGAAATCAGTATCAACGGTGGTTTCTAGTAGCGTTTGTTGAGCAGAGGCGATATCAACAACAGGCGGCAATATGCCTTCCAGCGGGTCAACTTCAGATGATACAACGACGCTATCTGTATCCGTTGAGTTACTGGTGACGCCTAGTGTGATACCAAATCCACTAACAGTAACGTCAGGCCCTACGTTGAGCGAACCAACAGGTATATTGATTGTTTCGTCAAAGGTCCACTCTAATGTGCTTGGGTCTACTGTGGCGCCGCTGTAGACTAGCTGAGCGCTGCCGTCTGCTTTAGGGACTTGGCCTTCAGTTAGTGTTGTAAAGTTAGGGTCTACGCCTCCGGGGTTAGGCGCTACTGTCCCGCCTGATGATATCTCCCCTGTGTAGGTAGTATCAGATGCCTTAACGGTTATGAAGCTGCCAAACCAATCGGGATCGTCAGCAAATCTGGAGGCGTTAAAATATCCAGCTACCTGCGTATCGGCTGCCGTGTCATCGGTTTCATAAACGTACTGATTGAATATACCGCGAGCTTGACTAGTCGCTATAGCTAGCTTGAATTGCTGGAAGGCCATAATACGATCTCGTTGAGATTAATATTATGTGAAGGAATGAAGCCCTCTTTCAGGGCGGGATAGTACGTGAAGGTGTGAAGGTAAGGTGGTCAGCGCTGACCGTATAGCCCCCTTCACAAGGCTACGCGCCGATTATAGCAGCTATTTAGTTGTTGTTAACAGTCTCATTATCACGGATTTCAAAGCTAACCTTCCTTGTTTCTATCCGGCCAGTGCTAGTGGTGATGATAATCTTGACCTGTTGCCACACACCGTCGGTTGCGTTGTTATCAGCTTTCACCCGGTAATTAATAATAGGGTCGTTGTTAGCATTGGAAACTAGTATCAATCCCTGATCAGCAATGATAGTGAATGATGCGATAGTCTCGGCGCCTAGATAGGCCTGAAATGATTCTTGGTAATCGTTGACATCATCCAAGGTAATGATATTGGTAGCGCACTTTTGAGGCGGTAGCGACTGCTCTCTGTTGAATTGCTGGTATTGATTGTAGCGCTGACTAGTACCCGATCCGACCGGCATACGATTAGGGTAACTGAGTTGTCTAGCATTAGCCGCTGAAGCCATAGAACTAGCAGTAGAGAGCGCTTGTGAGGCCATGTTCATCAATGTCTGGGGCACTTGCTTATTGAAATCAGGGATAAGCCTTAACGCGAGATTGGTTTGTATCATGTACCAGAATGGCTTTGGTACATTGGTGATAGTGTTAGGGTCTGGTTCCTCTTCGAAGTTGTAATTCATACAGATATTACGACCCATCTCAAGCTCAGACATCATTACTTCGAGCCGGTCTAGCGCTAGGGTCGTGTCTTCAGGGGAAGGATTAACCGTTAGCCCTGATATCCTCATCTGACTGAACGCCGAGTTTATTAGGCTTATCTTCGTTGTCATTTAGCTCACCCTTTAGAGTAGAGATTCGTTTAGTGTCGAACCCCTTTATATTAGCCTGTTTTGCCGCCGCTCTCACCTTTAAATTAGTGAGCTGATCAGGGTCAACAGTAACAGCCGGCAAGTCTTCTGGCTTACTGCCTGACCATCCCGCCTGTAAATGTCTTGGTACAGCTGAGGTAGATACAACAACCATTTCTAACTTATCGCCGTTCATTCTAAATAAAGTGGAAGCCATAATAAAACCTGTATAGTAAAAAGGGGCCGTTAAGCCCCTTTATTAATCCCCTATGTTAAGGGGCTATTAGTTGTGCCACACCGCAGCGCTGAGGATCTTTGATCGTTACACCCCACCAAGTGAACAAACGATAGCGGAAGTTCATGTTTACGATATTAGCATCGTAGATCATGTACATCGACTGGCCGTTCTTCATGGTTTCAGAGATAACTTTCATCCCGTTAAATTCCTTGAATAGATCAGCGGGAATATTACCGGATAGAATCTCTACTGCGTCTTTGTCCCAGAACATATCAGTCTTAAAGCTAGCACTAGTATTAAGACGGTCCATAGTGGCACCTGATGTGATCTGAGTATCGATGTTGGCATACTTCTTTTCTAACAAAGAAAGCGCGCCGTCATCGAAGGCAATAGGCTTAGGATAAACACTGACGCTTGTACCGTCCGGGATTGCAACGATAGTAAACGTCTTGGCTTGACCCGTACCGTTCTGGTCTGAAATACCGACCGCTTCAACAGCGTCTGCACCATTCGAGAACGTCACCTTATCACCGACCGCATAACCGGCAGAAGCTGTGACAGGGATAGTCGCAATACGATAATCCACGTTAGTCACTACGCCGGTTACTGCGTTAACACTACCACCTTCAGGCTTAAAGGATTGTAGCGCGGTAACAGTCGTCGCAGGATCAGCACCACCCGCCAAAGTAGGCAGATAAGACCCGGTGAAGATGTCAAACTCAGCGATGTTAGAGCCGATTTGACCAGTCTTCCATGTATCAGCAGGACGACCTTGTAGCGTTTGACGACCAGCCAATTCAGCAGCCAGTGCCTGTGTGGACCGATCATTCAACGCAAAGTAACGTTGAGTCTTAGTGCGCTGCTGCTCATTCAATAAAGCTTGAGCCTCGCTCACATAATCAAACCCACTCGCCGTGGTCTTCTGATAGAACTGAGAACCCTGCGTTCTAATGGCTTCAGCAATGGCTGTGTTTTGGGTAACAACTTGTTGCATGCCCGAACGTTCACCACGTCTGCGCCAGAATTGCATATCACGCAAGTCATCAGCACGTTGTTGAACAAAATCATTGTAGGGATCTACCAGAATAGCGGGGTAGGTCTCTTCGATGATATCTTGTTCAAGGCCGTCAAGATCCCAGCCTTGCTGGATTACTGCCTGTTGCTCGACGGGGCGATTCACAACGTTATTAGCGTTTTGCATAGTCCCAGCATCCGGCTCGAAGCGCTCACACATATCTGATAACTGTGTTTGGTCTTCGATCGTTTCTAATACGGATTCAAAAAATACCTCCGCAATCTTACCTGTAGTAGCCATGATTAATTACCTTTTTACCAAGAGTTAGTGTCTACGCCGTCTTTCTTAGCTGCTCGTTTAATCTTAAAGGCTTCGCCCGTGTTGCCCTTCGTATGCGCTGCATTGTACTTACGTTGCATTGCATTGGAAGCTGAGCTGTTACTACCCCCTTCAGCATGAGCCGCAGGTTTAGGCGCGGTTGTTTTACGTCTACTCGGTGCACTGGCTTCATTCTTCAATCCGCCTAAATACATAGCGGCTTTAAGGCCAGTCTTGTCTTCAGTTAAGAGGTTGATAAATGTTTGACGTTTAGCTGCGTTCACTCCAAGGCTATACATAACCTTTTCGCTACCCTCACCCAACAAGTCAATCATTGCATCTGTCGCGGCATCACCACTATTAGGTAAGACGGATTCAATAGCTTGTCTAACCATCAGATCGGATGACTTATACGTCTCCGCACTAATACCACTCTTCTCTGCTAACTTTGCTGCGCGTTCATAGTGCTGATCCACGGCTTGATTGATCTGGCTTTGATATTCCACCTGCTTGCGCTGTGCCTCGGCTTGCGTTTGCTGTGTTGCGTGTTTAGCAGCGTTCTGCTCCAACTTCCAATCCATCGTAGCTTCCGCTAACGCTAAATCAGGGTCATCTGCATCTTCGAACTGCTCCCGCCTAGGGCGAATAGTTGCATTTGCATTGCCTTG